TATGCTAGAGATATTAGCTCCTCAGCTTCCACCTTGTCATTAGTAAGCCGAAGAGCATAATCTCTAATACTTTTGTCAAAATAGACAGACTCTAGTTTCAAAAGGGTAAGGAGTCTGTACTCTCAGCCATTACTGGCTCAGTCTTAGTTTCTGGTTTCCAAGTGTCAAGTTCGACATATGGTTTGCCACTCTTTCCGATGTTAATCTTAAGGTTGACCCAGCCTTTGTCTGAATGTCGGTTAATAAATTCGATTGCTTGATCAGCCTTAATGCTAAGACCACCTACAACCCACTCTGGTGAATTAGGATTCATTTTAAAGCTAAATCCGTCTGCGAATGTTTTTTCTGTTTTGTTCATATTATTTATTTTCGTTAATTATCATTGACAAAAGTACGGAATAATTGGCTAGATCCAAAACGCTATCCTCTATGCTCTCGTTATTAGGTTCTTGATCGGTATTAATAAGCACCCCTAATCTTGCTACTTTGGTAGCGATTAAGTTAAGGCAATTAGTTCTTGCATCTCCTCCAGCAATAGACCCAGCTAATTTAAAATTTGATAACCGATCTTCATTTGCATAGTCATCTCCTTTGCTAAATAATGTCTTTTTCATCTCTCCAGTCATATAACCGAAGTGTGCCATCTGTTCTTTTTTTGTCATATCTCTTTGTTTAGTTTAATATCCTGGAGTTTCCACTCGTGACGTCTTGAATGCGGTATTTTGTGGCGGCTCATTAATCTATTAAATAACGTATCCTTCTCCGCTATGTTTCCATAGACCTCTGAGCTAATTATCTTCTTTGCTCTCATTGCAGTAACCTTGTATAATCCTTTCATAAATTATCGTGTTTTTGATGACACTCTCTGCATCTTACTTTTATGTTGTTTACATCCCAAGCTAATTCTGCTCTTCTAGTCTTTTGGGCTTCGTCTACTGAAATAGTATGAGAGCAATCTAGTCTGCCACTAGACCTATTGCAATCTACACAGAAATTGTAGCCGTATTCCCAAAACTGAATATCCAAAGCATTACCTTTTGCTTCGTGTACTCTCCTATCTATGACACTTTTAGCTACTCGTTCATCGTCTGAGGTATAGTAGTGGTTCATATTGTATGCAAATATATACATTTGTTTAAAAGTTTTTTAATTTGTTTTCCACATTAATTTTATTTTGCAAATTATCTATGTGATTCTCTAGCATTTTAATGCGTTCTAATTGATTCGTAAACTTATCATAAAATTCGTTATTCTGCTTCTCTAGATAGCAAGTATAATGCATTAATCTTTCTAGCCTATCTACTTTGTTTTGCTTTATTTCGTCATAAGGCTGCTTCATTAGCTTTAATTCTATGCTAGATATTACTTGCCTAGCTTCGTCTATAATTTTACTGTCGTTAAAAGGGATCATTTGTTATGTGTATAAGTGGTTTTATTAGATCTTTTATCTGTTGAGTTTCTCCGTATGCATACTTCTTAGTATTATATACTGGATCGAAGTCGTAAAACCTCTGCGTTGCCCAATCTATTTGTAGATAGATCTCTCCAGTATTTCCGTAATACTTTGGTTTTACCTTGTCGATGTTTATAGAATATGGCTCGTGGTTTTCCTTTGAGTTCTTATGTACTACGATTATATTTCTGCCGTTATTGTTCCATTCTGACCCTCCCATAAGATCGTAAACGCTGGGTCTATTTACGTTGCCGTCTTTTACTTGTTTAGGATCTGGGTTTTTAGGGTGTATAATAATAAAGCTATGCATCTTGTTGATCTCCATAAAGCGATTACGAGTTGACAATATCTTGCGTAAGTAATCTGGGCTTGTAGGCTCTCCCTTGTGGGCTAAATAATTCCAGCTATCTATTACTGCCGAATTGCATTCGTTCTCCTTAGCGTAATTCCAGAATGCTTCTGGCTCGATATTATGCTCAGAGGATATAAATTTAAACCTATCTAGTAATGTACTTGAATGTTTGGCTATTTCTTTCTCTGTAATTGTATTAGGATAATCTTTCTCAAAGGTCTTGCCAGTCATTTTGTGAAGTAGGTTGGATATTACCTCCGTGTCGCTTCCGTCGTCTGGCATATAAATACAATGTCTCCAGTTGTCTTTGATCGTTAAGCCCATTAATATCTCCTTGAGAAATAATGATTTGCCGTAAAAAGGATATCCAGTTATATCTGTACAACCTCCCTTAACAAATGTTAATTTCTCGTCAAATGTTTTATGACCGATCTTACTGCCCTCTGGTATTCCGTTCTTGTGGAGATACATAAGCTGATCTAATATTTCGCTATTCTTTTTGATCATACTAGAGGTCTTTTGATTTTAAAGTCTGACATATTTAAAAACCTATCTAGCTTATCTGGGCGTGTAATAAACTCTAATGTAATATATTTGTAATTGCTCTCTATATGATGAGGATCTTTAGTTGCATTTCTAAGTGCTTTTACAATATCTGGTTTTGTATAACCCTCTTTTAATCTAGCGTTTAATTGCTCTTTTGCTTTCTCTGGTACTACTTTAGTCTGTCTCCCTAATATTTCATTGTAGACCTTAATAAGTTTATCATAGTCGACATATATACTCTCTACTTTCTCTTGTTCTTTCTCTTTCTCTTGCCTAGAGGGGTCTACTAAGCCCCCCTTGGGGGGGTCTACTAAGGGGTCTGTGTTGGGGGTTAACTTTTTGCCAGTTGCGTCCTCGTATCCTTTAACTTGTAGGTCGATAGAATGTTCTTGACTTAGGTATGCGAATTTGACCATATCCGTTAAACCAGTAGGTTTGATACCTTGAAACTGCCTATCTAGTAATGCCTCGATAAATTTTAGTTTGTCCTTGTTGTTTAGCTCGTTATATACGTCATAGTATGACCTATAAAACTTGAAAGCCTTTCTTTTTGTTTCTTTCTTCATATTTTCGTTTTGCGTTGACGAAGATTAAAAAAATTGCATAAATAAAAAAATATAATTTTGTAGAATGATTATAACAATAAAAGATTTGCCAAAGATATCCCTTAATAAATGGTACGCTGGGATGCATTGGACAAAGCGAAAAAAAATGAAAGATAATTACATTAAGATCGTCAAAAGCCAGTTTAATAAAACGCTGCCAAAAATTAATACCTATAATACTGAATATCATTTTAAGTTTAAATCTAGAGCCTTAGATGCTTCAAATTGTGTCGCAATGGTTAAGATGATAGAAGACATTATATTTGAGGATGATAGCTATAAGGTTGTCAAAAGTATTCTTATTACTAGCAGTAAAGGTGCTGAAGATCTGGTGCAAATAAATATTTTTTAAAAAAATTGCTATACATTAATATTTTTGTATATCTTTGTAGTACAATAACAAACAAACAAAATAAAATGACACACACAAAAACAATTAGAACAGAAAGGATCGGTAAGATCGAAATTAACGTCTACCAGCACGAGAATTCAAAGTACAACTATTCAGTTAAAGCTGACAAGGATACGCCAAAAGGTAAGTATTCTAAGACTAAAAACATTTTTTACTATGGTTATAAAGAATTAGAGAGTGCTATGCTTAAAGCAGATAGCTATATGAATCAAGTTATTATTAGAGATGCTAATATAGAGAAAGAAAAACAAGACAGAAAGAAAGCAAACGCCTCAGTTAAGGCATCTGATTTCTACCAGCTAGGAGATATCGTTTATAATAGCTGGGGATACGAGCAAACAAACATCGAATTCTATCAAGTAGTAAGGATAATGAATAAAACAATAGAGGTTAGAGAGCTATCACAAAGCACAGTAGAGGACTCAACCTATTCGCACGGAATGGCAGACAAAAGAGTACCACAAAAAGACGTATTTAGATCTGAGAAATCTTACAAGCTAAGAGTATACGCAAGAGGCGTACTATCAAATCCAGAATCATATTACTATTTTAATAAGTGGGACGGCAGACCTAAGTATTGCAGCTGGTACTACTAACACATAAAACAATAAAACAAAATGAAAGAATCAATTTTAAAAGTAATCTCAGCATTCATACCCTTATCAGTATGGTGCTGGGCAATCGAAGAGCCTAGATCAGCAGCAATCTTGTTCTTAATCGGTTTATTCGCTGCACTAGAATTAACATACATAAAAATAAAACAATGAAATTAACAAAACAAGAAATCTGGGAGATACAACACATCCTAAAAAGAGAGAGAGATTTAATGAAGCAAAAGTCACAAGAGTGGTACAATGACAATGAGGACGATAAGTCAATTAGTCTAATGTGTGATAACAAGGCTAATATGATAGATGCTTTAATTAACAAGCTAGACGAGATTTTAAAGTACGAATATCTGACAAAGTCGATTGCTAACTTTAACGAATCAGTTAAATCAGATGACAATATTAACGAAGATTTTAAAAACCTTTTTATATGAAATACAAAACCAAATTATCACAAGAACTGAGTAGAGCTATCAAGGATAACACTACACCAGAACAAAGAGAGATTGTAGCAGTAACCTACGGAATGAGCGTTCACACTATGAATAGCATCATAAACAGACAGAGAAATATTAACCATAGAAACCATCTAGCAATAAACGAAGTAGTCAGTCTTGCAATTTTAAACACAAATCAAAATGGCAAAACATTAACTAACTACCGAGATGATCTCTACAATAAATATATGACAGAAGATTATGTAGGATAGAAAAAGGGGAGTGGTCAAGCTCCCCTCAATGCAAAACAAACATTGTTACACAAAACAATAAGCAACATTAAGAAAAAAAAAGATACTCAAATAAACATTATTTAAACATTTTAATTATATTCGTCCAATGAATTTATACACAAAACTACAAGAAGTCAAAAAAGAGATAGGAGCTATCTCTAAAGACTCAACCAATCCATTCTTTAAATCAAGGTATTTTGACATTAACGGCTTATTAAAGCATACAGAGCCGTTATTGCAGAAAAACAACCTACTACTATTGCAACCTATTATCAAGGGAGAAGTATTCTCAGAGATCATAGATGTTGAATCTGGTGAGAGCGTTGTCAGTTCAATACCTCTTCCACAAATGGATGATCCACAGAAGCTAGGATCGGCAGTTACTTATTACAGACGTTATACATTACAATCTTTGCTAGGATTACAAGCCGAAGATGATGACGCAAATTCTGCTAGTCAGAGCGTAAAGCAAAAAAGCACTAAGCCTTGGGTTAATCAGAACGATAAGATCTGGAATGCAGCCCTCGACAAAGGCATAAAGCTAGACGATCTAAAAAAGCACTATTCAATAAGTAAAATTAACGCAGAACTATATCCACTAAAATGAAACAATTTAAGATAAGAGCATCTGCTGCTGGTAAAATAATGACAAAGCCTCGTTCAAAAAGCGAGGTCTTGTCAAAAACCACAAAATCATATTTAGAGGAGTGGACAAAAGAACAAATATATGGTGTCAGAAAGAACATTAAAAGCAAGTATCTGACTAAGGGTATAGAAGTAGAGGACGATGCCATAGATTATGCAGCAGAAAGCCTAGGGTGGCTATTTGCCAAAAAGAATGAGGACTTTTTTGCAGACGATTTTTTCTGTGGGACGCCAGACGTAATACTAGAGGACACGATTATTGACATAAAGTCTAGCTGGGACTGCTTTAGCTTTCCGTTATTCTACAAAAACAATCCTAGTAAGGACTACTATTATCAGCTACAGACGTATATGCATCTTACTGGTAGGAAAAAAGCTCAATTAGTCTATGTATTAATGAATACACCAGAACAACTAACCTTTGAAGATAGTCACGACTACACAAATATAAGTAGTCAGTATCGAATCAAGTCTTTTGACATAGATTATAGCGAAGAGGTTATTTATGAAATGCAAGAACAAGTAATAAAATCAAGAGAATACATTAAACAATTATGGAATTAGTAAAGGATTACAAGACAGAAAATCAAGACTACCTATTTATTAGGAACACCCTTAAAAAAGGATACACCCACCTTAATACTATCTTAGGATTATGTAGAAAGGTTGGTATAGTAGAAGCAAATAGGAAGATAACTGACCTGGTTAAGATGGGTCAAATAGAACAAATCACTATAAAGGACGAGGACGGAGATATTAAATACAAATATTTTCCAAAACAAGATAAACCCTCTTATTATTCGGCTGCTGGTATTGAAAAGTTAGGAGGATGGCAAAGCGATAGTGTGTTAAAAGGTAGATTAACCTTTGATCAGCTATTAAATTGCATATCTAGGTATTATAACATACCTAAAAAAGAGATACAAGGATCTAAGCGACACCGAGAAAAGGTAATATGTCGGCAAATGTTTTGCTACATTGCCAGAGATAATATGCCTAATAGTTCACTCAAAACTATTGGGGATGCTTTAGGGGGTCGAGATCACTCTACAGTAATACACTCAATACAACAAGCATCAGATCTTATGCAATATGATAAAACATTTAAAAAAGATTACACCAGATTAAACGAATTTATTAA